GCTTCCTGTTCTGCAATTTGAGCATTTCTATTTTGGATGGATTGATTATATTTACCAATAGCACCCTGCTGTTGGTACTGTAATGCACCTATTCCAGCTACTGCTGCTTGCCAACCCATTAAAACAACCTCGCATATCTATAATGGTCTGAACCATCAAATCCGTATTTCTTCATTAATCCTTCTTCTTCCAATCCTAACCATTTAGCAAATTTTAAACCCATGGTAAACTCTGCTCTTACTGCAGTCTGTACCCTGTGGATATTGTTTTCTTTTGCCAATCTTGCAAAGTTCTTTTTAATAGCTCTAGCAATAACTAAAGGATGTTGCCAAACTTTACTACTTGCTAAAACCCAACCCTCTGCAACACCATCCCAAATAATTTTCATTCCAGCACTTGCTATAGGTTCTTCATTAATTAAACAGGTATATGCCAATCCTTGTTCCTCTAGTTCCATTGCTTCTCCATCAAATTTTGCGTCTATATCCATCAGAACATGGTTCATCTGATTGGCTAAAATGATCTTACCATGTTTTGATATATAAGGAACTATTTCTAAAATATTTTTAATCATTGGTTTGTAAATCTGGGTATATTGATAAAACAGTTAAAGGTAAAGGTTGAGATTGTCTAACAAAGATAAATCCATCATAGTCATAGTTACCCCTAAACTCTACTGTCTTATCTCCTGTAAAGGTAGGAATACCCTGATCCATTACATCTGATGATGTACGAAAAGGTATTCGTTCCATATCAGAAAGATTTGGTCCTACTTCTACTCCTATACTTTCATATAACCTTATAGTGATTTCATAAATTCTTTTTGTTTTTGCTTGAGATGTACCATTTTCAGAACCAGCATCTATTCTCATAGTTTGTAAAATAGAATTATAACCCAATCCAACTTTAACATTTATAGAAGATCTATCTAAAGTAATTGATCCATCTGTTACTATTTTAACAGGGTGAGTTGCACCATTAGCTAAGATATGAACAGTCTGACCTTCTAAATGATCTAATCCAGTAAGAGTAGTAATAGCAACTCCACTATAAGTTAATTCGCTATCCAAATAATTAAAAGTGGTATTATCTGTTTCTGTAAAATCAACATTGTGAATATACTCTACATATCTTCTGGTAACACCATCAACAGTTCTTTTAATGATAACCCACACTTGATATTCTGTGTCATCCGTTGGTATGACTGCAACACTTTCACAAACGGCTTTGCTTTCGCTAGTTGCAGTAAGTCTAGCAGTATCAAAACTAGAAACAAGTAAGTAAGCTAAACCTGTTGATACTACTTCTGTAACAGTAACTACATTAGTAGAAACAGTGGCTGTAAAATTGGCGTTGGCATCAATAAGAGTTTTTAAATTAGTAGCTGTTTGATTATTGCTACTAGTAGTATGAAAAAAACCAGTGGTGACAGCAGTAGCAGAAGTAAAGGTAGTAGTTGTACCATCTGATTTTTTTAATATAATTCTTGTACCATTGCCAATATTTGCATAGTCAGTAACTGTAATAGTAGCTGAACCAGAAATACCTCCAAAGACATGTCTATGCCAAGCTACCACTTGTTGTTCTCTTTGATAAGTTAATCCTACTAACTCCCCATCTCCTCTTACTCCATAAATAATTTGATTAGGTTCTTGCTGGTAAGCTAGTTGAGTTAATCCACCTTCTGTAATATGTTCTGCAAGAATAGTCATATCTGGTGCTAGATATCCATCTACGTCAAAGTTGTAAGCCAACTCTCTAATTTTTCTTTTAGCTCTTTGTAAAAATAGAGTTGCATTTCCAACTGAGATTGCATCTACATTTGCTGAACCATGATTAGATTGTTTCTTAATAAGAATATTAGTGGGAGTTACCGCACTATCTGTTCCACCTCCAGATACTGTAAATTCACCTCCTGCTGTACCTATAATTAAAGTTCTAGTAGCGGTCATAAACCTAATAGCGTTTACTTGATTGGAAGCAATCGTATAAATAATAGCATCATCATCTGCAATCGTACCACTAAGATTGGCATCCATATTTTCATAATCTCCTGATTTAGAAAAGAATATTGTTTGTGGTTGATCTGTTGTTCCTGCAAATATTAATCTTTGCTCAAAGAAGGTTACGCAAGAAGGGTGTCCAGTTGTGTCAGAGAAAGATCCTAGTTGCCAAGCGGTAATAGCAGTAGTATTTGCAAAAGCTGTAGTAATAGTAACCACTACAATAGTAGTGCTTGTTATTGCTGTAATAACTGCATAACCATCATTAAAATAAATCTGTCTGCCAACATCTGTGGAAATAAAACCAGAACCACTATTAATTCCTGTTACAGCAGATGCGGTTACATTAACTCCAGTTCCAACAGCAGCACTAGAAGGAGTTAGGGTAGTAGTGGTTGTATTAGGATCTTGGAATGGTCCATTAGTAAAATCAACTTCATCTAAGCTCCAGGCAGTATGACCTGTTCTGGATAATTTAGATGCTTCGTGAGATGGATGAGTGATGTACATAACATCTGCAGACTGTGCAAATTTAATATCAAATAATTGTGCCGTTGTATATTCGGTAGTAATTTCAAAAACTTTATTTACTGTACCTGCAGAACTGTAAGCAGTGTAAGCTGTGCTATTAATAGCAACTGAATCTTTATTTTTTAATGAAAAAGTATTGGTAGCTACATCAGCAATAATAAATCTTTTGCTATTAACTTCTGTCATACCAACTACTTCAGTAATTAATATTTCATCACCATTAGAATAACCATGAGCAGTAGAAGTTACTACCGCAGGATTTGCTTGAGTAATGTCTGTTATTGTTTTATCTGATTCTAATACTGCACCATTATCTTTGTAGACACGAATTTTAAGATTAGAAAACTCCAACATGTAAGTTTGAGTAGTAGAAAATTCAAAAGGAATAAGTCTGGATTTGCTTGAGCTGTTTGCAGTTTCCGCAACAAAACTTGTTCCTGGTCTTCTTGCTGCAGCACCATGAGGATAAACAATTAAGTTTTCTAAAGTCTTACATCCTGAGGCATACTTAGTAAGATCATTGCGACCATCTAATCTGGGAGATAATTCTCCACCTGTAAAGTTGGTAAGCTGTACCGCAACTCTAGCCATAATTTAAAACCTTGAGTTGATAAAACTACCAGCGTCAATAGCGTCTGCCATACCTAGGTCGTGAGATACATTTTGACCTTCTGTAGAATCTACAAATCTAGCGTCTCTTAATTTAGATTGAAATAAAGTATACATATTTTGTGCAACAGGATTAGAGGAAGTAACTCCATAAGCAATGTCTGCACCTAATGCGGCAGATAATGTTTCTCTTAATAATTCATCATACTCATTAGGATCTGTAATTCTTCCAACATATAGAATCTTCATAGTAGATGTATTGCTTAGTATTTTTCTACCTTCTACCCTGTAGTTTGAATCGTAATCTAAAATAACTAATAAGCGTAAGCAGTCAGCAGGTAAGGTATATTGATAACTAAATCCCCATGCTGGTGTAGCTGTATCTGCGGCTAGTTCTAATCTTTTTTGTAAACAGTTCCAGGGATGAGATCTAAACAAAGCATCTCTTACTTGAGTGTATCTTGCATTACAAAGTCTGGCGTTTTTTGAATCTTCTGTTAAGGAAATAATGGTTGTAGCTCCTAACTGATTTAATGCTCCATTGCAGATTTGAACGACTGATGCCATATTATTCCTTTATAATGTATTTGCGTCTTATTTGTCTATTCTTTTCTAACGCAAAAATTTCTTTTTCGGTCTTTTCTTCTTTAGCATCAAATCCAAAATGATACTTGGTATCATGTTTAAATCTATCTACTAGCACGTACCTATATACATAATTGTCTTTTTTAAAATGTAATATAGATTTTAAATCTTTGATCTTATTCATAAGAAGATGGGGGATTACTCCCCCACCTACTAAGTATTATTAGTCTTTAACGTATAGCATTTGCAACTGAATAGTACCAGTACCATTAGCACCACCAAGGGTGACTGTAACTGGAATACCATCTTCGTCAGCATCAACTACACTGTTTCTACCTAAAGCCATAGTATCTGCTGCATCAACTGTTGCCGCAGAAGTTGAAGCGGCTGCTGCTTTGTATTCATCAACGTCAAGCGTTACCGCTGTTCCTGATGAGTCATTGTAGCCTCCGTGTCCAACTGATATAGTGGTACTTGCCGCAAGAGCGTCATAACTTACTGATCCGCTCAAGATTCTTGCACCATTAGGTATGTAGAACATAGTAATAGTAGATTGTTCTGCAGCTGCTTCATATTCAGCAAATGCAACTCTCACTCTACCTGCTAGTTCGTTGGTATCAACCTTTTGAGAAGGTACACCAGCTATTTTCGCATATTGTATTGAGTTAGCCATATATATTTATCCTCCTATTACGCTTCCACGCATGTTATACCAAGAACTTTAGCTTCTTCCATTCTAGTAGCACCAATGCTTTGGCAGTAGTACACTTGAGTGGCATAAGATTTGTCAGCTCTTTCGTCAATTCTAGCGGAAATATCTTTTCCGATACCTAGAGCTATTCCATCTTGTGCGAAGGCAATACAAAGTCTGTCATTACCAGATTTTGTAAGTCTATTGGATGTTATAAAGTTAAAACCTAGGAACGTGTTAATTTCACCATGGACCAATGCTTTGATCGTGTTGAAATCAGAACTCGTTACTTCGGTTGTGCCAAGTAAATCAGCTATCTGCTCAGGACTTACAATGATGTGTCTAGGGATTGAAGGATCAACATCAGCTAAATCAAAAGTCTGCTTAGCAGTTCTTAATTTACCGATAGTTAAACCTGTAGCTCCACCAGCGATTGCAGTTTGTGCAGAAGTTGAAGTTGAACCAGTTTCACCTGTGTAGGCTGTACCAGTTGCAGCGGCGATAATCACATCGTCTATAGCTCTACCCATTGCCATTGCAGCAGCTTGAGCGTAAGAAGATGTTGGATCAATCAAGAGACGTACTTTGTCTTGTTGATCAATCAGATCAGCATATTCATAATCCGCAAGAGATACTCTTCGTCTTGAGTGAGGTGTATCTATTTGTGGAGTGTCTGAATGTCTGCTAGTTTTTAAAACTGCAGTTACTGCTCCGACTTGATCAAAGAAAGCATTTTTTCCTACAACGCTTTCAAGTCTGACCTTGTCTCTTAATAATGATCCCATTTGTTGGGATAGCATTTGAATGTTAGCAGAATACTGCTGAACAAATGCTGTAGTTATTTGTGATGACATATTTGTCTCTCCATTATTAAAGTTAAATATTAATAACCCACATGGTCATTAATAAAAATAAAACAGAAAGGTTCTCCACCAAAAAAATTGATAGGCATTTCTTGCATTTTAGGTCTGTTAGACCGCAGTCTATTCCTTGCTGTCAGTAAGGTTCTTGCGAATTGTCTTACCTTTAACCCATTTATAATAAATATCTGCAGTTGGCAAGGGATTTGTTTTCTGGTTCTCAGAGCCAGATTCCTTTACCAACCGCAGTATTGCTAATCTAATTTCTTGATCGTTTAGATTACTGTTTTGCATGTAACATTTCTCTTAAGGTATATACTTGCTGAACCATTTTATCATGGTCTGGGTGTTGTTTGTTCCAGTAAGGACTAGTTCTATCGTTAGTCATAGTAGCAATCTCATGCTCAAGATCTTTCATGGTATCTACATTTTCACTTTCTGTAGAAATCATTTTATCTTCAGAGAGCATACTAGCAATTTTTGCAAATCCTTTTATGATTTCTGGATGATCTCCTACTCTTGTACCATTTTGTAATTGCATATCTAAAACTTCTGGATTGATATTAGCTTTAGCTAACGCACCTGCTAGTTTTACTTTACCATCAAAGTCTCTACCCCACTCTTGTCTTAACTGTTGTTCAGATTGAACTTGAGCAGTTTCTGTATTAATCCTTGATTGTTGTGCAGTTCCTTCCATATTATTTTTATAGAAGTCTAAAATTCCTTCAGCCTGTTTATTATTTAAACCTAGCTTATGGGATTGTTCTGCAAATGATTTGATTGCACCTTCGTCAAAAGAAACAACATCTGATTTAATATTTAATTTATATTGATCTGGCGTTTCTGGTCTACCTAATTTTGAATAGACTTCACTCCACTGATCATCTGTTGAATTATTATTAGGAATAACTACTTTATCCTGACCAATCATTCTAGTTGCGTTGATATAGCTTTTTGCTAAAGCATCAATCTCAGTAAATTTTTCTATACTGGGATCTTTTCTAAATTCTTCACTAATGGAGTCTTTCCAAGAAGAAGCTATAGGTGTGTCTGATTTTGCAACTGTTCTAGGTGTTGCTATTGAGGCTGGGGTTTCTGTAGATGTTGTCGCTGATTCTACAGGCGAAGCAACCTGCTCCGTTATCTGTTCGTTTGACATTGTTATTTTCCTTTTTCATTTTCATTTTGCAGCATAGATTTAATAAATAAAAGAACGCTGCGTTGTCCTTCCATATAAGCACTTTCATGGCTATCTCCTTTAATATTAGTAGTAGCATGGTAGTGGCATCTCTTTTCTAAATCAGATAAGACTTCTTTGCCTTCCTCTGTATTGAATATAAATGTGTAATTCTTTTTTAATTTTCCGATGAATTGTTCTAACTGTTTACTGTCTTCCATAGTAGTTCCTTTCGTTTTTTTTATTATTCTGGTTCTTGATTAACAAGAGCCTGTGCTTCCGCAGGTAATGCTTTTGCTAAAGGTGCTATTGCTCCTCCAGCTTGTGCCACCTGTTGCATCTGTTGCATTTGTTGTGCTTGTTGTGCTTGTTGTTCCTTCTGTTGTCTTTCTGAATTAACTTGAGATTGAGATTTTAATATTTTTTGTGGAACACCTACAATCTCTGCTAAGTGTCTTACTAAGTTATCAAAATTAACATAATCAAATACAGGAGCAACATTAGCAAGTGATCCTAAAATTTCTATAGCTCTCATAATAGAATTTAGTTCTGAGGATTTTTGTGCTTTAGCTAAAGGAGAAACATATTCAATTTCTACATCTCTACCTGATAAAAAATCTGGTGCTTGTGGCAACATGTTAGCTCTTAATAAAATATTAAATACTCTATCAATTAATGGCTTTAATAATTCAGATTGAAGTCTACCAAGAACTGGTCCTAGTAATCTCATTTTTTCTTCGTTTCTTTGGATGACTTCTGTTGCTGTCATTTGAGGACCATTCTGCATCATCAACTGATTTACATAAAACACAGAACGAATAGAGTTTCTTCTTTGCTCTTCCATATTTAATCCTAATGGATTATTTGCACCAATGTTTAAAGGTTCAATTCTATCCCTAGTTCCTGAACGGTAAAAATTTAATCCACCAGGTACAGTCCGTACAGGTAATAAAAATCCATCATCAGGGACTAGTAAAGGAGGATCAACTTGTTTCTGAGCTGCTTTGATCGTTGTCTTAGACATTTCATTTAACATCTTTACATCAGGTAAAGCAGTCATCGCAGGAGATCTTCCATAGATTTCGTTAGACGCTTTTAAATAGCGAGGTACTACAAAGGGAAATTCTTTAAATCCAGAAACAGATAATTCATTCCCACTTTTGTATTCTATATACACAGACTCAAATGGCATATTAACTTTATCTTTTTTCTTAGGGTTGAAATCAGATCTTGGGTAAAGTGCATGTATCAATTCTATTTCTTGGTAAGGATCTTTTTTAGACATGGCTAAAACATCTGGAGAAACTTTCTCTCCGAATTTTTGGATCGCACCTCTAGCAGAAAGTTTAAATCTTCTGTAAACTGTATCTACTCTTCCTTTGTCATTCTCTGCAATAAATACTTCATTGATATGTCTAGTTGAAAATTTAACTAAATCTTCTTCATCTTCTTCCACAAACATAGTGGCTGTACCAAAGGTAATTAGATCATGGTACAATTCAAAAATCTCTTGTTGAAAATTAGAACGATTGAACGCAGTGTACATAACTTCTGTTGCAGCTTCTAACCAAAGTTTCGCCTCATCTTCATTGTCTATGTCTTCATCTTTAAAGCGTAAAGTAAACCAGGGGGTAGAGGGATTAGTCATCATACCATGTAAAGAAGCCGCAAGTAATTCTACTGCTTGAATAGGAGAAGAATCAAAAATCATTTCATTTCTTTTATCTCCTCTTGCTCTTGTCTTAGTTACATCTGCTTTTCTTGGCATCATGTAATCTGCTACTTCTTGCCAATGAGTTTCCCATGTAGCTCGTTGAGCTTGTAGTTTGTCAAACCTTGATAATAAACTTTTAGTTAAATCTGTTTTTGCCATTATGATCCTAGTAGACTTTTCTTACCTAGTGTTGCGTCTCCTTCTACTCCTGCGGTACTAGTAAGGATGGTAGCACTTCTGCCTTTTCTTTTATTTTTAATACTTGTTTCTAAATTACCATCTGCATTAGCTGCTTCACTTTGCGAAACTTCTGCTATGGTTGGTGATACAGGTTTTATAATTCCTGCTTGACTTGCCATTTGTACTGGTTTTCTAAAAGCTGAACCCATTAATGTGTTTCTCTAGTTAATCCAGACACAGTTTCTTTTTTAGTTCCTTCTTTTTTAATTACTTGTTCTGGTTTTAAAATTAGTATTTCTTTTTCTACAACATCTTCTTTAACAGTGGTGGGTACTATTTTTTCCTCTTTTAGATTTATAGCCTTTTTTGCAAAATTAAATATTTTTTTAATGCTCATATTATGATCCTAGTAAAGTTTTCTTACTTGTTGTTAATTGATTTAATACTCCATAGCTAGATGTTTTTATTGTAGATGATCTTCCAGAACGCATTTGTGATAAACCTATAGAAGCATATTTTTTTTTAGGAACTTTATTATTTAATAATTTTGATTTAGATGTTTTAACATCAGATATATAAGGAGATGATTGATTTATTGTATTATCAGATTTTAGTACACCTTTTAATTTTGCAAGAGGAATAAAAAATGTTTCAATCGGATTTGCCATATTATGATCCTAATAAAGTTTTCTTTTCTAACTCTGCATCGCTAGTGTCCCCTAATGGTCCTGTTAGGATTGTAGACTTTCTGCCTTTTCTTTTTCTCTCTACTGCAGCTTGTTCATCTGCAATCTTTTGCTTCTCTGCAGCACTCAGCTCCGCTGAAGGAGGTTCAGGCAAAGGTTGAACTGGAGGTAGAGACGGCATCTTTGGTGATAAAAAACCCATATTTATATAATCCTATAATCATTATCTGCTACATTTTGTGGAGCAGTTTGTCCAGTATTAATTTCTTGTAGTCCCACAGCTAGATACCTCATGGCATCACAAGCATGGGAACTCCAGTCATGTACAGGCTTAGATCTAAACATTCTATTTTTATCTATGTACTTCCTGTGATAATGTCTTAACGCATCTATTAGTTTTTTGCAATGGTCTGTATCTATCCAACATCTGGGTAAGGTCATTAAGGTAGCATGTATTCCATCTTCTAGTGGAATCTTAGGAACAACTTTAAATCTAATTCCTAATTGGTAGGCGACCTCTCTCCTGGTCTTGCCATTTCCAAAATCAGTAACTTCAATATCATGTGGAGCAAAATGATCCTTATAGATATAATCTTTAGCTTTAAGCATCTGAATATAGTGGGGTAATCCTTGACCACGCTCTTCATGGTAATCTACAATATTAATAGACTTTCCATTTTGCTGGAAAAATATAATAGCAGAATGATCTGATACTCCTAAATCCCATGCGGTACTTACAGGTAATGCTGGATCATAAGGAACTCTATTAAGCTGCTTATTGTTTTCCATGTTTGTTAAAGTTTCCCCAAAGATAGCTCCTTCTATGTTGGCAATCCAATCACACTCAAACTCCTGCTTATACTTGTTGCTTCCCATTACTTCCTCTGCCTTCTCTAATTCCTCTGGATCTACTATTTTGGTTTGACTGGCTTTAGCCTTATAATGAAACCAATCATCTGCTCCTTGTGCGTGTTGGTATAATTCATAGAAGTTATTATTCATTCCTTGAGGTGTGCCAATAAACACACAGTAACCCTTCCTATCTGATAATGCTGGTCTTATAATTTCTGGGAATAGTCTGTCTGTAACATTAGCATACTCATCTATGACACAACCGTCCAAATAGATACCTCTGAGACCATCGCAGTTCTCTGAGCCTAGTAGGGTTATCCTTGAGCCATTAGGCAAGTCTACACGCAGCTCAGTCTCATTAAAGCGTACTCCTGGGATCTTTAGAGTAAACTGTTTCATGTAATCCCAAGCAATAGACTTAGCTTGTTTAAAAGTAGGTGCAATATAAGCATATCTAGGGTTCTTTAGTTTGGAAAGTAATGCTGATTTAATTAACTGATTAATCATGCAGACTGTTTTGCCAAACCTCCTATGGCAGACTAGCACAGACCACCTGTGCCTATCTATATTGTGGTGTATGTACTTCTGATGCTTCCTTGGTGTGTAGGGTATTTTTACATCCATGTTACTTTTTTAAAATAAAACAAGCTATATGCCTACCTGTTCCTTTTCCCTCCGATTTATCCTCTGTTGCTAACCATTTAACATCACCTAAATTCCTAATCTCTGCTCCAGCTTTAATCATCATTAATACCCATTTATCTATAGGATAAACAAACACTACATCTTTACCTTTTTCGTGTTCAATTATTGATTTTCTTACCCATGCTGTAGGACCTTTCTTTTTTCCCTCGTGTATGATTGAACCAAAGGGAGGATTTACATAGCTAGACTTTCCCCATTCATTAGTTAGTCCATCAAAAGTTTCTGGTTTAGGGTACGGACATGGATCAAAATCAAAATTAAATTCATTATTCAATTCTTTCATTAAATCTTCAGGAGTAAGCCAGTAATGCTTACCATCACTCCCATTACCTTTGTGAAATTTATTATCTTTAGGTTTTAGTTTTGAAGCCATATTTAGTGTATATTAGTATCTACTGTTCCATTTTTAGTTGTGTAATCAAAGTGTAAACTATTCATAACCCAGCTTACATACATATCCGCAACATACTTGTTGGGGAAACCAGTAATCTTAATCACTACATTATTAGTCTTAGGTTCAACAAACACTATGGATTGTATATCTTCGCTATCGTACTCCATACAGGTAGTATTAAATTATTTTAAAAGGGAGGTCTAGCAAAGAAAAGGGTGTGGGTTACTTGAGGTGTGACTGACTAAGGGTGTCCTACAGTCCCATGTATATATATATAATAAACGGCGGTCATTTTCTGGGGTATAGGGGGGGGTAGTGTTGTAAAAATACCACA